CCTTAGCTACCTGTCCCAGCCTCTGGTATAACGCTGCCTCGATCGGGTGGAGATATGTTGCCAGGACGAGATTGAAACGTGGGGACCGGGCCATTATCATCCTCGGTTTGGTTGGTGAGACCTCCAAGGGGTTGACCTTTTCGCCCTTGACAAAAGCTGACAGCTTATAGTCGCCACGTACGAGCTCGCCCTGCACATCCAAGGATCGCGACGCCTTGGCATATCTCTCCCGCATAGCTCCAGCGTAACCTGAGACTATTCTTGAGCGGGACGCCCTGACTATGTTCAACCCTCTCACCATCTGACGCAGTTGATAAAACTGCTTTCTGATGTACGGGTTGTCCACGAAGGGGGGAGTCTGGCCCAGTGTTCTACGCAGTAATCCTGCCACCTCATTATGGTGACAATTGGAATGGATCACGGGCGCCCAGAACCCAAGCCCTGTGGGCAGATGGCACCAGTACATGTGCCTTTTCACTGCCTCGCGCTCGCACCTGCTGTTGACCGAGACCTCAGGTGGCAGCACCAGTGTAGCGTCTGCGCGGAGCTCGACACAAGTCTCACCCACACATATCGCTGCTGCCGCGAGATTTCGGCCCCCCTAGGCGCGTGCGAGGGCCAGTGTACGCCGGGGTCGCGAGGCGAAGGCGACGGTGCCGATCAGGATCCACGCAACAACCCACATGGGGGGGTACACCATGGCTTGACCAATGGTAGTCCAGACCCAATGTGGGACGAAACTCAGGGGCAGAGCTGCAAAACAGCCTACCCCGAGTAACGTGTGCAGGACCCATCTCAGTCCTCCGTCCCGTAACACACCCTCGAGGACACGTTGCGACCATGGAACCACCCTCTCACCAGACCGCTGACCGAGGAGCCTGTAGGTCCTGGATTCCACGTCCGAGAGTATGAAGGCAACCACGAGTGACCCATGGATCACCCAGGTAAGCCTCTCGGCGGGCATCTCAAGTTCCTTGGCGTAGCCAACGGATCTAGCTCGGAGGGCTAGAAGGGTTCCCCTATCTCTGGGGCGATAGGCCATCCAGTTGATCAATCGCGATACCAACCGGATGCTGATCTGCAGAGGTTCCGTGCTCCCTCGCAGTGTTACGGTTGCCAGCCAATCTATGCCGCCGCTACCGCGCGCAGGGTCGATAGGGTTTGGATCCCCAACGTCGTCCCTGGGTTCGTCATAGTTGGCCCAGCCTGCTCCCCTGGCACCCACACGCATTACTGCGCGAAGTCTTGCTTCATCACCGAAGACGCTCCTAAACCACGTTCCCAACGCGAATGGTGAGGTCCAATCCACCAACCCACTCGTGTCGTTCAAGGTGGCAAGGTCACCAACAAGCATGCGGAACAGCTCGTTGGTTTCACGTCCCCGCCGACGAAGCCTGAAACTCGGTACTGTACCTCCCGAGTCCACCGAGCCCGCGACTGAGGGGGTCGCCCCGCTCGGAATAGCACCTGCCATAGCACTGGCCAGTGCACTTTCGGTCCCCCTAATTGTAGGGTAGACACTCGGTTGAGAGCCTGTCAGGCCCCGCCCGCGTGTGAAACTGGGAGCCCCTTCGCTGGGTCTTGGGCTCTCCCAGTCCTCTCGTCGTGACCTCACACGTAAGCCACGAGGCTGGGGTTGGGCTTCGAGTTCTGGTGGGAACTGCTGGGGTGTTTCCCTTGGCTCCTCAAGCCAAGTTGCCACACGCTCCATCAGGTCGTTGTACTCGTCGGTACCCATAGGACTTGGTGGTCTACCTAGCGCCGCAGCAGGCAAGCCGGCCTCTACCGGTCTTCTGTCGGTGACGTAGCTGAGAGCATCTCCAGAAACATACGTCGACATGCTAGGTGCGACACTCCGCAAGGGGGTCCGCTCTGAGGGAGTAACAACTCCACCCGTCTCCAGGTCACCTACGGGGACGCCCGCCAACCGTTTCCCTAGCCACCACTGGCGCCAGAATTCGGCCGCGCGGGCACTCGGTGCCTCGTTGCCCAAACCAATCTTACGCATGATGTTTTCCTTATAACCCATGTTTATCGATTGGTGTGGCTGCACAGTTACCCAATGCTGCCACCGTAGACAGGGGCTGAACGTTAACGGGCGGGTGGGGACGCCATCCCCCACCTTACCGGGCTGGGCCAACGTAGCGAGCCAATGCTACGTGGAATCGTACCACACCGTGAAGGAGAGCTCTCAGCCAGCCTCCACGAAGTTTACTGCCGCTCTTCCACCCAGGTTACCTACTACCAAGGCCTCGGGCCTGTTAGTACTGGGCAACAGTATGTCTCATGCAAAGGCCCTCCGAGAGGTTCCCAGGCATGGTCGTGTTAGTGGTCAGACAAACCGTCCCACGGGTTTGAAT